TGAATGGGACTCAGCGACAGATTACACGATAACCCCTGAGGATATTCCCTACAACACTTTAACACAAATTTAACAAAAATTTAAGGAGAAATAAAAAATGGCAACAGAAAATAAAATCGTTTACGGCTTACGAAATGTACATTACTCAAAAATGTCAGTAGACGAAACAGGAAAAATCACATATGCAATACCAGCACCCTTAAAAGGTGCAGTAGAAATCTCGCTTGAAAGCAAAGCTGAATTGATTGAGTTTGAAGCAGATAACACAGTATATTACAGCGCTCCAGGCGTTTCGGCTTATGAAGGTACTTTGACCTTAGCTAAAGTTCCAGATTCTTTCCTTGTAGATATTTTGGGTGAGGAATTAGACGCAACTGACGGAACACAAACAGAAATTGATGGCGCACACACAAGCAACTTTGCACTCATGTTCCAATTTGAGGGTGATGTTAACGGTACACGCCACTTGTTTTATAACTGTTCAGCTAGTCGCCCATCGGTAGCGTCAAAAACAGGCAAAGAAATCGGCACGACAGAATTGGCGTTTAAAGCAAGCGCAAAACCGCTTGAATCTGTAAACGATAAGGCGGTCGTTAAGACTAAGACTACAGCCTCAACACCACTAGCAGTTTATAACGCTTGGTTTGATGCTGTTTATCTTAAAACAGCAGGCGAATAAAAAAATGGAGGGTGGCTCAATTGAGCGCCCTTTTTTTAAAGAAGATAGGAGTAAATAATGGAAAAAACAGTTGAAATAGATGGGCAAAAAGTTCGCTTAAAAAGCACGGCTGGGACACCTAAAAGATATAAAGCACAGTTTCGCAAAGATTATTTTTCAGAATTGTTGAAGTTGTCGAAATTGATGACTGGCGTAGATTCTGAAACTTTTGACTTGAGCAAAATTGATTATAGCGAGTTAGACTATTTAGATTTTGAGGTATTTTACAACTTTATCTGGGTTTTGGCAAAGACAGCAAACAAAGACATTCCAGAACCGCTTGATTGGTTGGACGAGTTCGAGACGATGCCAATCGCAGAAATTTTCCCAGAAATCATTGACCTACTAGAAAGTAGCATTAGCTCAAAAAAAAAGTTGATGAAGTAAGTGGCTCAGACGAGGTATTTACTGAGGAAAGTTTCTACTATGTGCTTAAGCAAATAGGGCTTACCGCAGACGAAATTGACGAGATGAACATTGGGCAATGCCTTGATTATGTTCAAGAATATATAGACAACAACAGCGAAGACGGAAAACAAAAGACAGTTAAAGCGTCACAACAAGATTTTGATACTTTTTAACTAAAAAAAGAGGGTTTAATTTGCCCTCAGACGATTTTAAATTATTTGATGTGGATAATCTATCATTTAAAATTCTGTGATGGTAAATTTGACACGAAAAAAAGAAAGGAGATTTATGGCAAATAACATAAAAGGTATAACGATTGAACTGGGTGGCGATAGTTCAGGCTTAGATAAAGCGTTGAAAGGTGTTAACACAACAAGCGTTAAGTTAAACAGCGAGTTAAAAGAAGTAAATAAATTGTTGAAGTTTGACCCATCGAATGCAACAGGGTTAGCGCAAAAACAAGAATTATTGACGAAAAGCATTGAAAACACTAGCGATAAACTTGCTCAGTTAAAGTCAGCACAAAGTCAAGTTGAACAGCAATTTGCAAACGGAAAAATCGGTGAAGAACAATACCGAGCGTTTAACAGAGAAATTTCAACGACAGAGCAATCGCTAAACAGCTATAAAACGCAACTTGCAGGATTGCAAACAGAACAAGTAAAATTGGGTCAAAATACCGATAGATTAAACACTTATTTTAGTGCATCGAGCAAGTCAGTTGACGATTTTGCAGATATTTTGGGAACAAGACTTGTAAACTCAATTAAAAATGGCACAGCAAGTTCAGATATGCTTGAAGTCGCACTCAATAAAATTGGTAAAGAGGCGTTGGGTGCAGATGTTGATATTAACAAGTTTAAAAGCACTTTGGATAGTGTAAAATCTGGTAATTCGCTTGATAGCGTTAAGAATGAGTTACAAGAAATATCGCCAAAAGCTAAAGATGCTGGCGGTTCACTTGACGAAATGACTGGTGCAATTAATAATGGCAACATGCAACAAGGCGCAGAAGCTATTGCAAAAGTGGGCGAAAAAGTCCTTGAGTTGGGCGAAAAGGCAAAAGAAACAGCGCTTGAGTTTGGGTCAAGTTTTGGGAAAATATCGGCTAACACAAACTTAAGCAAAGCTGAAATGGAAGAATTAAAAGGCGTTGCGACAGATGTGTTTAAGTCTGGCGTGACCGATAGCATTGAGACAGCCACTGATGCAACAATTTTGATGAAAACAGCTTTTAAAGACCTCAACAACGAGGATTTGACTAATCTAACAAGTCAAGTTATAAGTTTGAGTGAGAGAACTGGCACAGATGTAGCTGAAAATGTCAGAGGTACAAGCCAACTCATGAAAGCGTTCGGCTTAGATTCAACACAAGCGTTCGATTTAGTTGCATCGGGCTATAAAAATGGCTTGAATTATTCAGACGATTTTATGGACACGCTCAACGAGTACGCCCCTTTGTTTGCAACGGCAGGCTATTCAGCTCAAGAAATGTTACAAATTTTACAAAATGGCATGGAAAATGGTAGCATGAATACCGACAAGACAGCCGATGCTGTCAAAGAATTGCAAATTCGGCTTGGTGATGGGTCGATGGATAAAGCAGTCGAGTCATTTTCAGACAACACAAAAGGTGTGTTTGAAAAATGGAAAGGCGGTCAAGCGACAGTAAAAGATGTAGCGAGCTCAATTCAAGAAGATTTGAAGAAAATGAGTCCTCAAGACCAGCAAAAAGCGCTTTCAACTTTGTCAACCCAATTTGAGGATTTGGGCATAAAAGGCGCTTTGTCTTTATTTGACATAAAAGGCGGTTTTGATAATGTAAAAGGTTCGATGGACTCAGCAACAGAAAAAGACCCAGCGCAAGAATGGCAGAGCAGTTGGAATACATTCAGCACATCATTGCAACAAATTGGGGTAGATATTTTAACAGCTTTACAGCCAGTTCTTGACTTTTTTGCAAATTTGTCAGAGAAATTCGGCTCATTGCCCGAACCCCTAAGAATTTTCATTGAAGTTGTGGGTGGACTAATAGCAGTATTTACAATACTAGCCCCAATTTTGGGTGGTATTGCTTTATTGGCAGGCGGTTTAGAAATTGCACTTTTGCCTTTAATCGGTATAGTTTTAGCAGTCATCGCAGTTATAGCGCTTATTGTCGTGGCAATTCAAAATTGGGGCGCAATAGTTGATTGGCTCAAAGGCGTTTGGGATGCTTTTGCAGGTTGGATTTCTGGATTGTGGGACGGCATAGGTCAGACAGCCTCAAAAGTTTGGAATTGGATTAAAGATACTATCAGCGGAGTTTGGGATGGCATTAAAAATGGTGTAAGCAATGCTATTAACTCAGTAAAAAATACTATGTCAAACATTTGGGAAAGCATAAAATCAATGACAAAAAGTGCTTGGGATGGCTTAAAGTCAATGATTACAACACCTATAAACGCAGCTAAAGATATTGTAAGTGGAATCATTGACAAAATTAAAGGGTTATTTAATTTTAAACTTAAATTCCCTGACATTAGTATCCCCCATATTCCTATGCCACATTTCAATATTTCTGGCAGTTTTAACCCCCTTAAAGGTCAAATACCAAAAATCGGCATTGACTGGTTCGCAGACGGCGGTATCTTAACAAGACCAACGATTTTTGGCGCAAATGGTAATAATTTGATGGGCGGTGGCGAAGCAGGCAAGGAAGCGGTAGCACCTTTAAGCGACTTGATGGCATATGTACGAACAGCAGTCAAGCAAGAAATCGGTGGAATGGATGCTAATTTTGCGCAAATGATTCAGCTTTTAACGATAATCGCAGGCAAAGACTTAAGTTTAAATATGGATGGCAAAGCAGTATCAGAAATTATAGATAATCATCTAGCCAACAATCAAGCGCAACTAGATTTTGGAATCGGGAGGACATAAAAAATGGGTGTAATAATTAATAATCAAAATACTAAAATTTTAGGGTTTGCTTTGAAATCTCGCCCTTTGATTCCATCTGCTGACAAAAAGTATGAAACAATCGAGGTTGAAGGCAGAAACGGAGCTTTAACAAGGTTTGTTTCTTATGAAGACTTAAAGTTTAAATTAACTTTTAACATATTGTTTCAAACTGACATCAAGCAAAAACTCAGAGAAATCAAGGGTTTGATGTCACAAGCTAAAACTTTGAGCTTTGATGATGCACCTAACTTTTATTACAAAGTTAAACAAGCACATTTAAGCGATACAGAAACAATCATAAAAAGTTCGGGTGTTTTTACAGTTGAGTTTGTTGCAGAACCTTTTGAGTATGAGGCAAGTTCGGTTTTAGAATATAACAATCCCACAAAAATTTTGGTGCGTAATAACACAACTTATTACAGTCAACCTATTTTAAAAATTTTTGGCGAAGGCAATATAAAACTTAGTGTAAATAACGAAATAATCGAAATCAAAAATTTGATGGACTGTATCGTCATAGATTCAGAATTGCAAGAGGCTTATCACAACGACATAAACAAAAATAATTTGATGTCAGGCGATTTTCCAAAATTTGAAATCAAGGAAAATACAGTAGAAATCGTGTCTGGCAAAGTCGATAAAATGCAGATTTTACCGCAATGGAGGTGGCTAACATAATGATAACTTTATACTCAAAAACAGAGACAGATTTTTCACATAATGGCATTGGAAGTCTTGATAATGCTATCATCAGCCCTAGCGTTCATTGGGTCGATAACGGCACATTTACATTAGAATTCAAATATCCACTTTTAGCAAAACACGGCAACGAAATAGAAAACAGTTCAATAATTAAGTGTAATGATGCAGAAACAGAAAACCTATTTTTTGTATACAAACTAACGCCAAACATGGGCTATGTTCATGTTTTTTGTTATCAGATTAGCTATAAATTGGCTTTTAACAGTATCAATGATACTTTTATTGTAGATAAAAATGGACAACAGGCGCTAACACAATTGTCAAATTCTACACAATACCCACACCAATTTAAGTTTTCTAGTGACATTCAAACAATTGCCTCAAGTAGAATTGTGAGAAAAAATCCAATCGAAATTTTGCTTGACAATAGCCTTGATAATAGCTTTATAAGCAGATGGGGCGGTCATATAATTCGTCATAAATTTAACATTGCTATGAACTCAGCTTATAGTAATACAAACGAAAATTATACTATTAGACATCGCAAAGACCTAAAAGGCTATGAAGCAGTAATTGACGAAAGCACAGTTGCGACACGAATTAGACCTTTGGGCTATGATGGGTTGATGTTGCCAGAAATTTTTGTTGACAGCCCTTTAATCGCAAGCTATCCAGAACCTAGAATCCAACAAATTGAATATTCAAAAGTTAAAGTTAAAGAAAAAGAAAGCGATGAAGAAGGCTTTAACACGATTCAAGAAGCATACGCAGAATTAAGACGACTTGCAAAACTTGAATTTACTGATAAAAAAGTTGATGTGCCTCATGCAAGCTATAAAGTTGAATTTGTTGCACTTGAAGACACAGAAGAATATAAAGATTTAAAAAGCCTAACAAAACTAAAAACTGGCGATACTGTAACAGTTTTGCATGATGAAGATGGCTTGAACATCACAGCGCAAGTTGTTGAATATACTTATAACCCTTTGTCAGGTCATTATATAAATATAACTTTAGGCAATTTTCAAAAGTCTTTTAGTTCAACAGTTTCAAAATTAGTTGACGATAAAGTGAAAGAAGTTTCAGAGGTTGCAGAAGTTGCACTTGTCAGCGCTAACAGCAAGTCAAAAATAACGCACGGTACAGTTCAACCAATAAATCCAAAAACTGGCGATAGTTGGGTAAGACCTAATCCATCTGACATTTCAGAATCACAATGGTTGATTTGGGACGGTGAAAAATGGGTCACTGAGATGGATTCAGCAACGCAAGTTAAAAAAGGGCATGTGATTTCTGAAATTAATATCGGCGAAGAAGAAATTTTGATAAACGCCGATAAAATTCACATTTCAGGCGAAACTAAAATTGACGATGCTAGCATCACAGGCGCTAAAATTCTAAACTTGGACGCAGGCAAAATAACGACAGGTACTTTAAGCGCAATCAATATCAAGGGTGTTAATATTGATGGGTCAACGCTTGTGTCTTCATCGTCTGATAATCAAGCAAGTGTAACAATAAATGGCGGTACACAAACTTTTAAAAATATTTTTGGACAAAAAACAGGCGCACTAAGCAACACTTTCAATGGTGCAACAGGCGTAGCTAACGGCTTAGCAATCATCAAATACCCCCAACAAATTTTTAGTATAAATGCTTGGGGGTCGAGTGGCAGTAGCCCCGTTTTTCAAATACCAGCGAACGCCGACAATAACAATGTAACAGCAAATTTCTTTGGGCAACTAAAATTTGAAAATATACAACCGCTTGACGGTCGTGATATTTGGGTGGTTTCGCCATCGGGCAAGAAGGTAATTTTAGGGGTGGCAGGCAATAGTAAACTAATTGCAGAAGATGGTGGAGTCGCTACATTTGGGAATTTTAGCGTTTTTAATGGCTCAAAAAATGCGGTGCATGTCACAAGAAATGGGCTAAGAGCAACCCCAGCATATGAAATGGCGGAAAGTTATTTGGGCGACATTGGGCGGAACTATACACGAGAAAACAGCGAAGTCTG